CCGAGCATGAAGTTGAAACACTTGCAGAATTTCCAGAAGCAAATATCGTATTTTGTCACTCTGAAGTTCGTGGAATTAAATTAAATTCTAAAGTAACTAATGAGCACGGCGTTGAGGCCAACTCATACGATAAATTTACTGCAGTATATTCTGGACACATTCACTATCGCCAAAAGAAGGGCAAACTAAGAATGGTTGGTACTCCGTATCAATTGACCAGATCTGATGCTAACAACGCAAAAGGGTTTGACCTGGTTGATTTAAGCACCATGGAAGAGACTTTCTTTGAAAATAATAGATCACCAAAGTTTATTAAGACATATCTTACAGGGCTCTATAATGTTCCCTTGGGTGAATTTAAGGATGAGATCCGCAATAACTTTGTAGATCTATATGTTCCTTCAAATATTGCAGCCTCAAATTCTTTATCAAAATTGATCAATAAGATTCAAGAGATTGGTCGAAAGATTGAACCAAACATCTACGAACAGGACACGTTCATCGATAAGGATATGTACGACATGGATGAGATTGAGGATCTGTACAAGAATTATAATATCCTCCATTTGTGTAATATGTATATTGACGGATTGGGTCATGATGATGAAACAAAGTCACAAATCAAGGATAAAATAAAGAAATTGCACGATTTGTGTGCTTATAATTATGACGGTGATCAATGAAAATCCAATCAATAGAATTTAAGAATTTTGCAAGTTACGGTAATTCAATTCAAAAATTAGAGTTTGAGGACGATAAGTCAGAATTGTTTCTAACACTTGGTAAAAATGGTCATGGTAAAACAACGATTGCAAATGCAATTGTATTCGCCTTATACGGTAAAGTAGAAGGTGTTAAATTAAGTGACTTGCCCAATAGAATTAATAAAGATCTATGGGTAAAGATTAATTTACAATGTAAGAACGTAGAGGTTGAAATTGAACGTGGACTTTCACCAACCATATTTGAAGTTCGTTTAAACGGCGTTGAGTTTGATAAAGCCGGTAAGCGCTCGGTTCAAGAATATTTAGAAGAAGAAATCTTCGGTATTCCATATCACGTATTTAAGAATATTATTATCTTGTCAGTAAATGATTTTAAGTCCTTTTTGACAATGACCAATGCAGATAAAAAACAAATCATAGATCGTATGTTTGGTTTTTCTATCCTGAACGATATGCAAAGGGTCATTAAAGAGGATCGAAAGAATCTTAAAATGGATCTTGAAAGTTATGAAAGAGATCTAAAACAAATCAACGAAAACATCACTTCAGTTAATATGAAATTAAATGAGTTGATGGCAGAATCTAATGAGCAAGACAAGAAAAAGATTCAAGAATTGAAGGACTCTTTGGTTAAATACGATCAAAACAAAAAGAAGCTGGAAGAGGCCCAACAAAAGATCACAGATACACTCTCAAATGTTAATGAAGAATTGACCGAGAAACAGACTTCAAAATCAGCACTTGAATTTGAATTAGAATCTTTGAAAAGAAAACTTAAGTTGTATGAGAGCAATGCATGCCCAACTTGTGAAAGCCCTCTAACAACCGATTTTCACCAGGATCGTAAGATTGAATTTCAAACAAAATACGACAATTTACCAGGTAAGATTAGAGGTGCAGAACAGGATCTTGAAGATGTTAAAACCAGATTGGCGGATCTTAGATCAAAAGATCGAGCAGTCCGTGATAAGGTAAGTTCTATTTCAACCAATATTAACACACTTAAGCGAGAGTTGTTAAAGATTCAAGAGTCAATTGGTAATGAAAAAAGTTTTGATTCATTGAAACAAATTATTGCTGACTTTGAAACTCAAGAACTGGATAAGAGCAAATTGAAAGATGTAACTAATAGTGAATATTTCTTTCTTGAAAAGCTGGAAGATATTTTAGGTGAAGACGGCGTTAAGAACCTTGCAATTAAAACTATCCTACCAGGATTGAATACTAATATTGCAGCCATGGCCCAAACTATGCACCTTTCGTTTCATATCAGATTTGATGATAAGTTTAATTGTATTATTAACCATTTAGGCGAGGAGATCAATCCATTAACCCTATCAACCGGTGAACGTAAAAAAGCAGACTTTATTATTATCATCGCGATCATTAAAATCTTAAAGATGCGATTCCCACAATTGAACCTACTATTCTTGGACGAATTGTTAAGCTCAGTTGACGCAGATGGTGTCCACAATATCTTAAAGATTCTTTCACAAGTAATTAAAGAGAGCAAGATTAACACGTTTGTTATTAATCACACTGTATTGCCACATGAATTATTTGACAAAAAGATTCAAATCTATAAAGAGAACGGATTCTCTAAGTTTGAGATTGAATCCATAGATTAAATGATATATACTGTATGGCATCATATAACTTAAAATATAATTCAGACGATAGTATAGTTCGACATTTGATTATTGGTTTATTAGCTGATTTAAATAATAAAATTTATTTTCATAGACAATTAGATAATAACACCAGAGTCATTGTTGACGTTCCATTCTATTACGCAATTTCAGGGGATGATCAATTCCTGAGAGATAATTTCTTATTCAGCACGCCAACTGGTCCAGACTGTTTTCCAGATTCTGGTTTTGCAGATGGTAACTACGATCAAATCCCAAGAGGGGTTGTAAATCTGACAGGTATGTCAATCGATTCAGGCAAATTGGTGAACAAGAGAAATATTGGTTCATACACCAAAATGAATGGTGAAGGGGCAATGGAAGGATATCAAGCCGAATTTGAAATGATTCCAATTACCCTATCGCTTGATATTGAAATTTTGGTTAGTTCAACATTGGATGCTTTTAAATTAACTGAATCAATCATTAAAAAATTATATAAGTCAAATTATTATAATGTTGAGGTCGGCCATTTAAATGAAGGAACCTATCGATTAACTTCATACTATGCCCTACCAGACGATTACGATATTCAACGTCCTATAGATTTTTCATTTGAAAAGAAGGAAGAATATAAGATATCTTTACCGATTGAAATTAATTCATTCATTCCAGCATTTGAATGGGATACTGAAACTCACGTTGGAAACCGAATGTACCAAATCAATTCAACCAGCGTCACTGTTAAAGATGCTGAAGCTCCTGAGGTAAATGTCAATGTATCGCCAGATACTGTAATTGTCACAAAGTCTCAAGATTAATTAGATATATAATAAAAGAAAAAAATTAAACAATATGAACACTAATATTTTAGCACCGTTTGTTAAAACAGAAGATTCTTTTAAATTCTACGTTAGCGGCAGAATTTTCGAAATGAAGAATAATGAAATCGCTGAAATCGAGAAGGCTGATTCTACATTAGCATCTGCGATCGCAGCATTTGAATCATTTGATTTTTCAAACAGCACAATTAAATGGTTCCACGGACCATACAGCTTTTTGTATGATATGAGCGAAAACAAATTCATGTCTAACAGATCTTTAATCGAAGGAAACACTTTCTCAAAGCACGTTCTTTCAGCAGGTATGGTAAGATACGAACACAAAAACAAGGCTGAATTATTTGAATCTTTACCAACTCTATTAGAAAACTTTATCATTCTAGATTTTGCAGCAACGTTTGAAGGTAATAATAATATTGTAAACGTTTTCAAATTAAATGAGGATGTTTATGTTGCAAGATTCAATACTCAGAATAGAATTTCAAAGTTCTTTAAAGCAGCAAACGCAAATGATGTAGTTTCATTCGTTATGGAACAAACTGGCGAGAGTGCAGCAACTTTCTTAGCAGATTTACTTGAAGGTGAAGCTTTAGAAATTGCAGCAAATGAAGCTAAGCTTGCAAGATATCAAGACATCATTGCATTCTTAAAAGATCAAAGAGGTTTATTAGCAGAGGCTGATAAGTCAATCGAAGAGATCAAAGCGGCAGATTCTTTAATTAGCGAAGAAATCAAATTGTGGGAAGCTAAAATAGCTGAACTATCTGCTTAATTTTTAAAGGCACGTCACAAAAAGAGAATGAGGGATCAAGTCCCTCATTTCTTGTTTTTAAACCTTTTTTATTTACAATGTATAATCTATATTAAATCATAAATAGACCAATAGTGACTAGAAAAAAGAATTACCTAAATAACAAAGACTTCTTTGACGAGATGGTACTTTCTCTAGAGCAGGATAAATTAACGCCAAACGCGGAAAAAATGTTAATCCTTCTAGCTGAAAGAACAATCAACCGTATGAAGTACGTTAATGAAGATGATAGAATGGATTGTTTGCAATTTGCAATTCTAGATCTTCTTAAATACTGGCGTAACTTTAACCCAGCATACCCAAATGCATTTGCATATTTTACAGAGATTGCAAAACGTGGATATGCTAAAGGTTGGAATAAACTACATCCAGTAAAATACAAAGGCACAATCTCAATTGACGGCGCCTCTGAAGGAAGTGGAGAACACTCTGGAATTTATACAATCTAAATGTCGATTAAAAACGTCAAACCAACAAAAAACTCAGGGTTCAATCAAGGATATTTTACTCCAAAATTTCCAGAAAAATACATTGGACCTCCACCGATCATTTATAGATCTTCGTGGGAAAAGAAGTTTATGATTTGGTGCGACGGAAATGATAAAGTTGTTTTTTGGTCAAGTGAACCAGTCGAAATAAAATATTGGTCGAGACAGGATAATAAAGCACATGGATACTACCCAGACTTTTACTTTAAACAATTACAACAAGACGGATCATATCAAGAATATTTAGTTGAAATTAAACCAAAATCACAAATTCAAAAACCTCAACCACCAAAGCAAAACTCAAAAAAGGCACTAGAGTCCTATAAGTTTCTTGCCGAGCAATACGTTAAAAATATGGATAAATATAATGCAGCCAAAAATTATTGCGAAGGTCGAGGTTGGAATTTTATTGTATTAACAGAAGATACAATGTTAAATGGGTTACGTTAAAAATAGAATAAAAGAGCTAAGTAGAGAATCTGGTGGAAAAATTTCCGCTAGAAAAGCTGCTGAGAAATGGTTTGAAGACACTGTCAAAAATCGAAGATTGACTGAGGCTTCCTACACCAGAACCAGATTTGAACCTGGAAAAATCTATGTATTTGAATACAACCCAATCACTGAAAACTTACCTTGGTTTGATAGAAATCCTGTAGTTTTAGCATTAGAACAGGTGGACTCAAACGATTTAGGTATTAATTTAAACCTGCTACCAGTTGAATTAAAAGAACAATTGTTAGATGATTTATATAATAGATTAGAAAATCAAATTGATTCAGCAAGTTCAGGTAAAAAGGCTCTCAGTGCCAAATCACAAAAACCGTTAAGAATAACGTATGATGGTATGAAAGCTTATTTAAAAAGATTTGGATTTGATTTTGCAATTAGACAATATGTGCCTAGTCGTAAAACTGACCAAGCTGTAATCAGTTATAATAGATGGCCAGAAATCGTATTATGCGATTTTATTGATCTTAATGGTGCAACCGTACAACAGATCAGGGCCATGTTTTCTAATCGATAAAAAAAGAATATATAATAAAAATATAATAACAGAATATAATGGCAGGATTTGTAGATAGAAACGGACCATTTAGTTACAACAAGAAACCGTTTACATTAAGAGATCAACTCAAGAAGTTGAGCTCGTTTGGTATGTATTATGACGATTTGGTCCTAAGACAATCTCAAGCAATTGGTCCTATTGAAGACGCTATTGGATACGGTCAAATCAATCCACTTGGTTTGGATAACGATGACATGTACGGCGCATTTGCTGCCTTATCAATGTCTGATACTAATATGCGTAAGAACATCCCGTTCTTCGATAAAAATTACGCAGCTAAAAGGGACGAATTACGCGCATTCTCAACATACGACGAAATTGAAGACATCCTAGATATTTTATGTGATGAATCAATTGTATATGACAATAAAAACTTTTTCGCAAATCCAGAAATTATTGGAATGGATGTTAGCGATGAGGTTCAAAAATATTTAAATAAAGCATACCGAAATATTTACCAATACTTTGGTTTTACACAAGATCAAT